GTGGCTACGCAGACTGAAGTTGCCAGGCATTTAAGTCTGACCGATCGCCAGCTTCGCAGATTGCAGAAATTGCCGGGTGCCCCGATATCGAATAAGCGAGGGCAACTGGATCTGGATGCCTGGCGCGATTTTTACATATCGTATCTGAGGAGAAGTAAAAACGATGTGCCTGATGGCGATAGCGAAGACGACTATGAGGAGAAATTGCTTATTGCCAGATGGGAACTGACAGCAGAACAGGCTGTTACACAGCAGTTAAAAAATGAGGTGTCAAAAGGAAAACTGATTGACACCGGGTTCTGTATTTTTGCCCTCAGTAAGCTGGCAATGGCGTTATCCAGTACGCTTGATTCCATCCCTTTATCCATGCAGCGACAGTTTCCTGATTTAACACCGCGCCATCTTGACCATCTGAAAACCCTTATTGCGAAGGGGGCAAATCAGTGTGCGCGGGCAGGGGATAAATTACCGGATTTACTCGATGAATATATCAGAGCAACAACTGAATAATATGATGGCTGCCGTTTCGGTTGCGCTGCAGCCTCTGGTCAGGGTTGTACCAATGACGGCAGTTGAATGGGCTGATCAAAATTATTATCTGCCTAAAGAATCTTCATATGGTGAGGGAGAATGGAAAACGCTGCCATTCCAGATCGCCATTATGAACTGTATGGGTAACGACCAGGTTCGCACGGTTAACCTGATTAAATCTGCCCGTGTTGGCTATACAAAGATGTTGCTGGGGGTGGTCGGGTATTTTATTGAGCATAAATCCCGAAACAGTCTGCTTTTTCAGCCCACGGATTCTGCCGCTGAAGATTTTATGAAGTCTCACGTGGAGGCGACGATTCGGAACGTGCCATGCCTGAAAGACCTTTCCCCATGGCTGGGTCGTAAACATCGTGACAATACTCTCACGCTGAAACGCTTTTCATCGGGCGTCGGTTTCTGGTGCCTGGGCGGCGCAGCCGCCAAAAACTACCGTGAAAAATCCGTGGACGTGGTCTGCTATGACGAACTTTCCTCGTTCGAGCCGGATGTCGAAAAAGAGGGCTCGCCAACCCTGCTGGGGGATAAGCGTATTGAGGGCTCGGTATGGCCAAAATCCATTCGCGGCTCGACGCCTAAAATCAAAGGCACCTGCCAGATCGAAAAAGCCGCCAACGAGTCGGCGCATTTCATGCGTTTCTATGTGCCCTGCCCGCACTGTGGGGAGGAGCAGTATCTGAAATTTGGCGATGAGTCCACGCCTTTTGGGCTTAAATGGGAGAAGGACAGCCCTGAAAGTGTTTTCTACCTCTGTGAACATCATGGCTGCGTGATCCATCAGTCTGAGCTTGACCAGAGCAACGGGCGGTGGATCTGTGAAAACACGGGCATGTGGACCCGTGACGGTCTGACGTTTTTCAGCGCCCGGGGTGATGAAATTCCGCCGCCGCGCTCCATCACGTTCCATATCTGGACGGCGTACAGTCCGTTCACCACCTGGGTACAGATTGTCTATGACTGGCTGGATGCACTGAAAGATCCCAACGGCCTGAAAACCTTTGTGAACACCACGCTGGGCGAGACCTGGGAAGAGGCCGTGGGCGAAAAACTCGATCACCAGGTACTGATGGATAAGGTGGTGCGTTACACGGCGGCGGTGCCTGCCCGGGTGGTTTATCTGACGGCGGGCATTGACTCGCAGCGAAACCGTTTTGAGATGTATGTCTGGGGATGGGCACCGGGAGAGGAAGCCTTTCTGGTGGATAAAATCATCATTATGGGCCGTCCCGATGAGGAAGAGACGCTGTTACGTGTGGATGCGGCGATCAACAAAAAATACCGCCATGCAGACGGAACCGAAATGACCATTTCCCGTGTCTGCTGGGACACCGGGGGGATCGATGGTGAAATTGTCTATCAGAGATCAAAAAAACACGGTGTTTTCCGGGTGCTGCCGGTAAAAGGCGCATCTGTCTATGGCAAGCCGGTGATCACCATGCCAAAAACCCGCAATCAGCGGGGCGTGTATCTGTGTGAAGTGGGAACGGACACCGCAAAAGAAATTCTCTATGCCCGTATGAAAGCCGATCCCACGCCTGCGGATGAAGCCACGTCGTATGCCATCCGTTTTCCTGATGATCCGGAGATTTTTTCGCAGACAGAGGCGCAGCAACTGGTGGCGGAAGAGCTGGTGGAGAAGTGGGAAAAAGGAAAGATGCGTCTGCTGTGGGATAACAAAAAGCGGCGTAACGAAGCGCTGGACTGCCTGGTGTATGCCTACGCGGCATTACGTGTGTCCGTGCAACGCTGGCAGCTTGATCTGGCTGTACTGGCAAAATCCCGGGAAGAAGAGACGACCCGGCCAACCCTGAAAGAACTGGCAGCGAAGCTGTCCGGAGGAGTGAATGGTTACAGTCGCTGAACTGCAGGCGCTGCGTCAGGCGCGCCTTGATTTATTAACCGGTAAACGGGTGGTGTCTGTCCAGAAAGATGGTCGCAGAATTGAATATACGGCGGCTTCTCTGGATGAGCTTAACCGGGCGATCAATGATGCGGAGTCGGTACTGGGGACAACCCGACGTCGCCGTCGTCCGCTGGGAGTGAGGTTATGAAACGAACGCCTGTCCTGATTGATGTGAACGGCGTTCCGCTTCGTGAGAGTCTCAGCTACAACGGGGGCGGCGCAGGATTTGGCGGGCAAATGGCGGAGTGGTTGCCACCGGCGCAGAGTGCCGATGCGGCCCTGCTGCCCGCGTTGCGTCTGGGGAATGCCCGGGCAGATGATCTGGTGCGCAATAACGGAATAGCGGCCAATGCGGTGGCCCTGCATAAGGATCACATTGTCGGGCATATGTTTCTGATCAGCTACCGTCCGAACTGGCGCTGGCTGGGGATGCGGGAGACCGCAGCAAAAAGCTTTGTCGATGAGGTGGAGGCGGCCTGGTCGGAATACGCAGAAGGGATGTCTGGCGAGATCGACGTGGAAGGAAAACGCACATTCACGGAATTTATCCGTGAAGGTGTGGGCGTTCATGCGTTTAACGGCGAAATCTTTGTGCAGCCGGTCTGGGATACGGAAACCACGCAGTTATTCCGTACGCGTTTTAAAGCCGTGAGTCCGAAACGGGTGGACACGCCAGGACACGGTATGGGGAACCGTTTTCTGCGGGCCGGGGTGGAGGTCGATCGATATGGCCGTGCCGTTGCGTACCATATCTGTGAGGATGATTTTCCGTTCTCCGGGAGTGGACGATGGGAACGGATCCCGCGTGAACTTCCCACCGGGCGTCCGGCCATGCTGCATATTTTCGAGCCGGTGGAGGACGGGCAGACCCGTGGGGCCAACCAGTTTTACAGCGTCATGGAACGGCTGAAGATGCTCGATTCCCTGCAGGCAACACAGCTTCAGTCGGCCATTGTGAAAGCCATGTATGCAGCGACGATTGAAAGTGAACTTGATACCGAAAAGGCCTTTGAATATATCGCCGGCGCGCCACAGGAGCAGAAGGATAATCCGCTTATTAATATTCTGGAGAAGTTCTCCAGCTGGTATGACACGAATAACGTGACACTGGGCGGTGTCAAAATTCCGCACCTTTTCCCCGGGGATGATCTGAAACTACAGACTGCGCAGGATTCAGACAATGGATTTTCGGCGCTTGAACAGGCGCTGCTGCGGTATATCGCCGCCGGTCTTGGCGTTTCCTACGAACAGTTGTCCCGTGATTACTCGAAGGTCAGTTATTCAAGTGCCAGGGCCTCTGCCAATGAGTCGTGGCGCTATTTTATGGGGCGGCGAAAATTTATTGCGGCCCGGCTGGCCACGCAGATGTTTTCCTGCTGGCTGGAAGAGGCACTTCTTCGGGGGATTATCCGTCCGCCACGGGCGCGTTTTGATTTTTATCAGGCGCGATCAGCCTGGTCACGGGCAGAGTGGATTGGTGCCGGAAGAATGGCCATTGACGGGCTCAAGGAGGTTCAGGAATCAGTGATGCGCATTGAGGCCGGACTGAGCACGTATGAGAAAGAGCTGGCGCTGATGGGCGAGGATTATCAGGACATTTTCCGCCAGCAGGTCAGGGAATCTGCAGAGCGACAAAAAGCCGGACTCTCACGTCCGGTGTGGATAGCGCAGGCGTATCAGCAGCAGATAGCGGAGAGTCGCAGGCCGGAAGAGGAGACAACACCACGTGAGACGTAATCTTTCACACATTATTGCCGCAGCATTCAATGAACCGCTGCTTCTGGAGCCCGCCTATGCGCGGGTTTTCTTTTGCGCGCTCGGGCGCGAGATGGGGGCATCAAGTCTTTCGGTACCACAACAGCAGGTACAGTTTGATGCTCCCGGAATGCTGGCTGAAACGGACGAGTACATGGCCGTAGGTAAACGACCGGCCCGTGTTTACCGGGTGGTGAACGGTATTGCTGTACTGCCGGTGACCGGCACGCTGGTGCACCGGCTGGGGGGTATGCGGCCATTTTCCGGAATGACAGGCTATGACGGCATTGTCGCCTGTCTTCAGCAGGCAATGGCGGATAGCCAGGTGCGGGGCGTACTGCTGGACATTGACAGTCCGGGCGGGCAGGCCGCCGGCGCGTTTGACTGCGCTGACATGATTTACCGCCTCCGTCAGCAGAAGCCGGTCTGGGCACTGTGCAATGACACGGCCTGCTCTGCAGCCATGCTGCTGGCGTCGGCCTGCTCCCGACGGCTGGTTACCCAGACATCCCGTATCGGCTCCATTGGCGTGATGATGAGCCATGTCAGCTATGCCGGTCATCTGGCGCAGGCCGGTGTGGATATCACGCTGATTTACTCAGGGACGCACAAGGTGGATGGCAATCAGTTTGAAGCCTTACCGGCAGAGGTTCGCCAGGACATGCAACAGCGCATTGATGCGGCGCGCCGGATGTTTGCCGAAAAAGTGGCGATGTATACCGGTCTGTCTGTTGATGCCGTCACGGGAACAGAGGCCGCCGTTTTTGAAGGTCAGTCCGGCATTGAGGCCGGGCTGGCGGATGAATTAGTCAATGCGTCGGATGCCATCAGTGTGATGGCCACGGCGCTGAACAGTAATGTCAGAGGAGGCACTATGCCGCAATTAACTGCAACGGAAGCCGCCGCGCAGGAGAACCAGCGAGTGATGGGGATCCTGACATGCCAGGAAGCGAAAGGACGTGAACAGCTTGCCACGATGCTGGCAGGACAACAGGGCATGAGCGTTGAACAGGCCCGGGCGATTCTGGCCGCGGCGGCACCGCAGCAGCCGGTGGCATCCACGCAGAGTGAAGCCGATCGCATTATGGCGTGTGAAGAAGCGAACGGTCGTGAACAACTGGCGGCAACGCTGGCGGCGATGCCGGAGATGACGGTGGAAAAAGCCCGCCCGATCCTGGCTGCTTCACCGCAGGCGGATGCCGGACCCTCACTCCGTGATCAGATCATGGCACTGGATGAGGCAAAAGGGGATGAGGCGCAGGCTGAACAGCTGGCTGCCTGCCCGGGAATGACTGTGGAGAGCGCCCGGGCTGTGCTGGCTGCGAGATCAGGTAAGGCAGAACCGGTCTCTGCATCCACAACCGCCCTGTTTGAACGCATCATGGCGAACCATTCACCGGCAGCGGTACAGGGTGGCGTGCCACAGACGTCAGCAGACGGTGATGCGGACGTGAAAATGCTCATGGCCATGCCATGAAGTCAGTGCTGACCATCAACAGGAGGTTTTTACAATATGGTAACGAAAAACATCACTGAACAGCGTGCGGAAGTACGTATTTTTGCCGGTAATGATCCGGCTCATACCGCCACAGGCAGCAGCGGGATTTCCTCGGCAACACCGGCACTGACGCCCCTGATGCTGGATGAAGCCAGCGGGAAACTGGTGGTCTGGGACGGACAGAAAGCCGGTAGTGCAGTTGGCATACTGGTACTGCCGCTTGAAGGCACAGAGACGGTACTGACCTATTACAAGTCGGGGACCTTTGCGACGGAGGCAATCCGCTGGCCTGAAAGTGTGGATGAACACAAAAAGGCAAATGCCTTTGCCGGCAGTGCCCTGAGTCACGCGGCGCTGCCGTAACACGTTATCAGGCCACCGCGGTGGCCTGACTGATTTCTGAATGAAAGGAACTGATTTATGGGATTGTTTACGACCCGCCAGTTACTCGGTTATACCGAACAAAAAGTGAAATTTCGTGCGCTGTTTCTGGAGCTGTTTTTCCGCCGTACGGTGAATTTCCATACCGAAGAGGTGATGCTGGACAAAATTACCGGAAAAACGCCGGTGGCGGCCTATGTCTCCCCGGTTGTTGAAGGAAAAGTGCTGCGTCATCGTGGTGGTGAAACCCGCGTGTTACGTCCGGGCTACGTCAAGCCGAAACACGAATTTAATTACCAGCAGGCGGTTGAGCGTCTTCCCGGTGAAGATCCGGCTCAGCTGAACGACCCGGCTTACCGTCGTCTGCGTATCATCACTGATAACCTCAAACAGGAAGAGCATGCCATTGTCCAGGTGGAAGAAATGCAGGCGGTGAATGCCGTGCTGTATGGCAAATACACGATGGAAGGAGACCAGTTCGAGAAAATTGAGGTCGATTTTGGCAGGTCGACGAAGAATAACATCACTCAGGGTAGTGGTAAGGAGTGGTCAAAACAGGATCGTGACACGTTCGATCCTACACATGATCTTGACCTCTACTGCGACCAGGCCAGCGGTCTTGTGAATATTGCCATTATGGACGGTACCGTCTGGCGTCTGCTGAATGGCTTTAAATTGTTCCGCGAAAAACTGGATACCCGTCGCGGCTCTAATTCGCAACTCGAAACAGCGGTGAAAGACCTGGGCGCGGTGGTGTCCTTCAAAGGGTATTACGGCGATCTGGCCATTGTGGTGGCAAAAACGTCTTATGTGGCAGAGGACGGTACCGAAAAACGTTATCTGCCTGAGGGCTCGCTGGTCCTGGGGAATACGGCAGCAGAGGGCATTCGTTGCTATGGTGCCATTCAGGATGCGCAGGCGTTGTCCGAAGGTGTGGTGGCCTCTTCCCGTTATCCGAAACACTGGCTGACGGTAGGGGATCCCGCCCGTGAATTTACCATGACGCAGTCCGCGCCGCTGATGGTGTTGCCGGACCCGGATGAGTTTGTGGTGGTACAGGTGAAATAATCCGTGAGCGGGGGCGAAATGCCCCCGTGTCTTTTTTCACAGGGGGATGATATGGCAACGAAAGAGCAAAATCTGAAACGGCTTGATGAACTGGCCCTGATTCTGGGGCGTGAGCCGGATATATCCGGGAGTGCCGCAGAGATAGCGCAGCGGGTGGCAGAATGGGAAGAGGAAATGCAGTCATCCGGCGATGATGTACAGGTTATGAATATGGATATCCGGGAGAGGGAAAACGCGGCTCATGATGTTCGTGAGGATACATCCGGTGCGTTAACGCGCATCAGAGTTCTGACCTGCCTCCATCTCTGTGGCATTGATGGTGAAACAGGGGAATCCGTTGAGATTGCGGATGTTGGTCGGGTGATTCTGATTATGTCCTCAGATGCAAAAACACACGTTGATGGTGGAATGGCTGTTTATGCGTGATTTTCAGAATGCCTTTGATGCCGCCCTTGCCGGGGTGGACAGTACGATTGTTGAAGTGATGGGCATCAGTGCGCAGTTCACCTCCGGTGCACAGCGTGGCGGCGAAGTTCAGGGGGTTTTTGACGATCCGGAGTCGCTGGGGTTTGCCAGTAGTGGGATCCGTATTGAAGGAAGCAGCCCGTCATTATTTGTGCGGACGGATACGGTTCGTGCCGTGCGGCGTGGTGACACGTTGACCATTAATGGTGAGACGTTCTGGGTGGATCGTGTTTCTCCGGATGACGGGGGCAGTTGTTATCTCTGGCTGAACCGTGGGCAACCACCCGCAGTTAACCGGCGACGATAAACGCAGGGTGAATTATGGCGATAAAAGGGCTTGATCAGGCGATTGAAAATCTGAGCCGGGTTCGTAAAAACGCCATTCCGTCGGCTTCAGCAATGGCTATTAACCGCGTGGCTACAACGGCGATTAATCAGTCTTCGTCACAGGTTGCCCGGGAGACCAGGGTGAGCCGGAAACTGGTAAAGGAACGGTCCAGACTGAAACGGGCGACGGTCAGAAATCCGAATGCCAAAATTATCGTTAACCGCGGTGATCTCCCTGCTATTAAGCTGGGGATCAGGATGCTTGGTCATCGTCCGAACAGCATACTTAAAGCCGGTCAGCATCGTTATCAGCGGGCATTCATCCAGCGATTAAATAATGGGCGCTGGCATGTTATGCAACGTTTGCCAGAAGCCCGGTATGCGAAGGGCAATGACGATAAAGGAAGGAAAAAGCGTAATCGTCTTCCCATTCAGGTGGTTAAAATTCCGATGGCGGCCCCACTGAAGCAGGCTTTTGATGAGAACGTTAACCGTATCCGGCGAGAACGTCTGCCAAAAGAACTGGGCTATGCGTTGAAACAACAACTAAGGATTGTGATAAAGCGATGAAACATACTGATATCCGTGCTGCAGTGCTGGATGCACTCGAGCAGCATGAACACGGGGCGACGCTGTTTGATGGTCGCCCCGCTGTTTTTGATGAGGCGGATTTTCCGGCAATTGCTGTTTATCTCACCGGCGCTGAATACACGGGCGAAGCGCTGGACAGCGATACCTGGCAGGCGGAGCTGCATATTGAAGTTTTCCTGCCTGCTCAGGTGCCGGATTCAGAGCTGGATTCGTGGATGGAAAGCCGGATTTATCCGGCGATGAGTGCGATCCCGGCACTGTCAGGCCTGATTACCACGATGGTTACGCAGGGCTATGAGTATCGTCGTGATGACGATATGGCGTTATGGAGTTCTGCTGATTTGACTTATTCCATTACATACGAGATGTGAGGACGATATGCCAACACCAAATCCTCTGGCACCGGTAAAAGGTGCCGGTACCACCCTGTGGGTTTATAACGGTCAGGGTGATGCCTATGCAAACCCGTTGTCAGACGATAACTGGCAGCGACTGGCACAGGTAAAGGATCTGACGCCGGGCGAGATGACGGCAGAACCCTACGATGATAACTACCTGGATGATGAAGACGCGGACTGGACCGCGACCGGGCAGGGGCAGAAGTCTGCAGGAGATACCAGTTTTACGCTGGCCTGGAAACCGGGAGAAGAAGGTCAGAAAGGGCTTATAGGCTGGTTTGAAAGCGGGGATGTGCGGGCCTATAAAATCCGTTTCCCGAACGGCACGGTGGATGTGTTCCGTGGCTGGGTCAGCAGTATCGGTAAGGCCGTAACGGCGAAGGAAGTGATCACCCGTACGGTGAAAGTGACCAACGTGGGTAAACCTTCTGTGGCGGAAGAACGCAGCGAAATTACGCCGGTCACTGCGATTAAGGTGACGCCGACATCTGGTACGGTGGCAAAAGGGAAAACAACAACCCTGACGGTTTCTTTTGAGCCGGAAAGTGCAACCGACAAAACGTTCAGAGCGGTTTCCGCCGATCCGTCAACGGGAACCATTGCTGTGAAAGATATGGCGATCACTGTGACGGGGGTTAAGGCTGGAAAAGTGAGTATCCCCGTGATTTCCGGTAATGGTCAGTTTGCCACGGTAGCTGAAGTCACCGTTACTGAAGCGGGCGCTGCAGGGTAAACGGAGGTAATACATGTTTCTGAAAACCGAACAATTTGAATATAACGGTGTGTCCGTCACGCTTTCCGAGCTGTCTGCGCTGCAGCGTATCGAGCATCTTGCCCTGCTGAAACGACGGGCAGAACAGGCTGAAGCCAGCGGTAACCTGCAGGTGAGCGTGGAAGACCTTGTCAGAACCGGCGCGTTTCTGGTGGCGATGTCCCTGTGGCATAACCATCCACAGAAAACGGAGTCACCATCAATGAATGAGGCTGTGATGCAGATCGAACAGGAGGTGCTCACCACCTGGCCTGCTGATGCCATTGCCCGGGCGGAAGACGTGGTGTTGCGTCTGTCCGGGATGAGCGGGGCTGTTCATGTGGATACGGATATCACCGAAGTGGCGAAAAATAACGCGCTTACTGATGATGATTTTTCTGCGGGAAAGTCTTCGACGGCGAGCTGAATTTTGCCCTCAGACTGGCGCGTGAGATGGGGAGGCCTGACTGGCGCGCCATGCTTGCCGGGATGACATCCACCGAATATGCCGACTGGCGACATTTTTACCGCACGCATTATTTTCAGGATACCCAGCTGGATATGCATTTTTCCGGGCTGATGTACGCTGTACTCAGCCTGTTTTTTTGCGATCCGGATATGCATCCCTCTGATTTCAGTCTGCTTGTCCCCCGGCATGAGGAAGAGCAGGTGGAGAGGCTGGATGAGGACAAAATGCTGATGCAGAAAGCGGCAGGACTTGCCGGAGGCGTCCGGTTCGGTGGGGACGGAGGGCGCGATATTTTATCGTCTGCGGATGTGGCGGATGTCATGGTGGATGATGCCGCATTAATGATGGCTTCAGCGGGGATTCCAGGAGGTGTGAGATATGTCCCAGCCGGTTGGTGATCTTATTATTGACCTGAGTCTGGATGCGGTCCGTTTCGATGAGCAGATGAGCCGGGTAAGGCGTCATTTTTCAGGACTGGATACTGACGCCAGAAAAACCGCCAGTGCTGTTGAACAGGGCCTGAGCCGCCAGGCGCTGGCTGCACAAAAAGCCGGGATTTCCGTCGGGCAGTATAAAGCGGCCATGCGAACCCTGCCCGCACAGTTTACGGATATCGCCACGCAGCTTGCCGGTGGTCAGAATCCCTGGCTGATCCTGCTGCAACAGGGCGGTCAGGTGAAGGACTCCTTCGGCGGGATGATCCCCATGCTCAGGGGGCTTGCCGGTGCGATCACCCTGCCGATGGTCGGGGTCACCTCGCTGGCGGTGGCGACAGGTGCGCTGGCGTACGCCTGGTACCAGGGGGATTCCACGCTTTCAGCGTTTAATAAAACCCTGGTTCTTTCCGGTAATCAGTCCGGACTGACTGCCGATCGTATGCTGACTCTCTCAAGAGCCGGGCAGGCAGCAGGGCTGACGTTTAACCAGGCGAGAGAGTCACTGGCTGTATTGATTCACTTGAAGTACGAAAAAAACCGGGAGGACATTGGATTATTCGGGATCTGATGGGATTAGATTTGGTGGGGCTTGCAAGCCTGTAGCGCAAATTTTAGTCGTTAATCAATGAAACGCGAAAGATAGTAAAAAATTGCTTTTGTTTCATTGAAAATACGAAAAACAAAAACACTGCAAATCATTTCAATAACAGCTTCAAAAAACGTTCAAAACCGATAACAACCAAGCTGTCACCAAATGACTCATATCACAAATCAGCTTATGCCGTTTAGGTATGTTACATGTGTGATTATGTGAGGTGAAGTATGTTTTAGCTGGTTCATGGTTGTTATACGGCTTTTTTTACCTCCTGTGGTTCCTGTGAAGGTACTACAACACTTTCCTGTTCATGAATCCCATACTTTGACAAAATCTCTTTGCGTTTTTCTTCAGGTAATGCATCTAGCATCATCAACGTCTGAATACTTTGCTGTGAAAATCCTATAAAGCTGTAAAGTTTCTGTTCATTAAATACAAGAGGCATTAACGCCAACAACCCCCCTTTACTTAAAAGTTTCAGTGCCTTGCGTGCTTCATCTGGTTCCAGCTCTTCAATCATATTGATTAAGGTTGTGGTTAATTTGTTTATCAGTTCCGAAGAATCCTGTTTCTCATTGGCTTGAGCACCAGTATCCGGTGTGGATAACCCCAAGTGCGCAATAACTTGCTCTCGTTCTTTGGTGGGCATCGACATCACATCGTATTCAACAGCTTTCCCCCCCTTGACACCTTCCTTTTTTCGCTTCGTCCAGCCTTGAACATTTGCTCGATAGTGAACACCAGCAACAGATCCAGGCATACCATCAGCAGCCATAATTTCTTGCGGCGAACACCAAATTGACTTTTCAGTATTATCCTTTTCTATAAAGTTACTTTTCAAAATTTAAACCCCTTATTTATCAACGCGTTAATCAGTAATCAAAGGAATTTACCAAAAAGCAGCTTTACAAAAAGCTTTTCAGTAATTATCTTTTTAGCAAGCTAGCTAAGTTTTTACACTTAGTTAAATTGCTAACTTTATAGATTACAAAACTTAGGAGGGTTTTTAAATGTGTTCCAACGAAAAGGCCCGTGATTGGCATCGTGCGGATGTGATTGCGGGACTTAAGAAAAGAAAGCTCTCTTTATCAGCTCTTTCCCGGCAGTTTGGTTATGCGCCAACTACATTAGCTAATGCGCTAGAACGACACTGGCCAAAGGGTGAGCAGATTATTGCTAACGCCTTAGAAACTAAACCGGAAGTAATCTGGCCTAGCCGATATCAAGCAGGTGAGTAACATGGAACTTTGGGTATCACCGAAAGAGTGTGCGAATCTTCCTGGTTTGCCGAAAACATCGGCTGGTGTGATTTATGTTGCTAAAAAGCAAGGATGGCAAAACCGCACTAGAGCAGGTGTCAAAGGTGGTAAAGCAATTGAATACAATGCGAACTCTTTACCTGTTGAAGCGAAAGCGGCGTTATTGCTGAGACAAGGAGAGATTGAAACAAGCCTGGGGTATTTTGAAATCGCCCGCCCCACGCTGGAAGCCCATGATTATGATCGTGAGGCACTGTGGAGCAAATGGGATAACGCCAGCGATTCCCAGCGCAGACTTGCTGAAAAATGGTTGCCTGCGGTTCAGGCTGCAGACGAAATGCTGAACCAGGGGATTTCAACGAAAACGGCTTTTGCGACCGTTGCAGGGCATTACCAGGTCAGCGCATCCACTTTGCGGGACAAGTATTACCAGGTACAGAAGTTTGCGAAGCCTGACTGGGCGGCTGCACTTGTTGATGGACGTGGAGCATCCCGTCGCAATGTTCACAAAAGTGAATTTGACGAGGATGCCTGGCAGTTTCTGATTGCAGATTATCTGCGACCGGAAAAACCCGCTTTCCGCAAATGTTATGAGCGTCTGGAACTGGCAGCCCGCGAGCATGGCTGGAGTATTCCCTCCCGTGCCACGGCCTTTCGCCGGATTCAGCAACTGGACGAGGCAATGGTTGTTGCCTGTCGTGAAGGTGAACATGCACTGATGCATCTGATACCGGCACAGCAGCGAACTGTGGAACACCTGGACGCCATGCAGTGGATCAACGGCGACGGTTATCTGCATAACGTCTTTGTACGCTGGTTTAACGGTGATGTGATCCGTCCGAAAACATGGTTCTGGCAGGATGTGAAAACCCGAAAAATTCTGGGCTGGCGCTGCGATGTGAGCGAGAACATTGATTCAATTCGCCTCTCGTTCATGGATGTTGTGACTCGCTACGGTATCCCGGAGGATTTTCACATCACCATTGATAACACCCGTGGTGCTGCGAATAAATGGCTGACGGGAGGCGCGCCCAATCGCTACCGCTTTAAGGTAAAAGAGGACGATCCAAAAGGGCTGTTTTTACTGATGGGTGCGAAAATGCACTGGACAAGCGTTGTTGCTGGTAAAGGCTGGGGCCAGGCAAAACCTGTTGAACGTGCTTTCGGTGTTGGTGGGCTTGAGGAATACGTTGATAAGCATCCGGCACTGGCTGGCGCATATACGGGGCCTAATCCGCAGGCAAAACCTGATAACTATGGCGACCGCGCTGTTGATGCAGAGCTGTTTCTGAAAACCCTTGCCGAAGGTGTGGCGATGTTCAATGCCAGAACAGGCCGTGAAACAGAAATGTGCGGAGGCAAACTTTCGTTTGATGACGTTTTTGAGCGTGAATACGCCAGAACGATTGTGCGTAAGCCTACCGAAGAGCAAAAACGGATGCTGTTACTGCCTGCCGAGGCGGTGAACGTTTCACGCAAAGGCGAGTTTACGCTTAAAGTTGGCGGCTCCCTTAAAGGCGCGAAAAACGTTTATTACAACATGGCGTTAATGAATGCCGGAGTGAAAAAAGTTGTGGTCAGATTTGATCCACAGCAGTTACACAGCACGGTTTATTGCTACACCCTGGACGGTCGGTTTATCTGTGAAGCGGAATGTCTGGCACCTGTTGCGTTTAATGATGCTGCGGCAGGTCGTGAATATCGCCGCCGCCAGAAACAACTGAAATCTGCGACGAAAGCAGCGATTAAGGCACAGAAACAAATGGATGCACTGGAAGTGGCAGAGCTGCTGCCGCAGATAGCCGAACCTGAAGCACCAGAATCACGAATTGTCGGCATTTTCCGGCCTTCCGGTAATACGGAACGAGTGAAGAATCAGGAGCGTGATGATGAATACGAAACTGAGCGTGATGAATATCTGAATCATTCGCTGGATATTCTGGAACAGAACAGACGTAAAAAAGCCATTTAATTAACGTTTAAACAAAATTTAATTACGAGGTTATTCAGATGAATATTTCCGATATTCGCGCAGGACTGCGCACGCTTGTAGAAAATGAAGAAACCACCTTTAAACAAATTGCTCTTGAGAGCGGACTTTCTACCGGAACTATCAGTAGTTTTATCAATGATAAGTACAACGGGGATAACGAGCGTGTTTCACAAATGCTGCAACGCTGGCTGGAAAAATATCATGCAGTTGCAGAACTACCTGAACCGCCCCGCTTTGTGGAAACGCAGACGGTAAAACAAATCTGGACAAGTATGCGTTTTGCCAGCCTGACTGAAAGTATTGCTGTTGTATGTGGCAATCCTGGTGTGGGCAAAACCGAAGCGGCCCGTGAATATCGCCGCACCAATAACAATGTCTGGATGATCACCATTACGCCATCCTGTGCCAGCGTTCTGGAATGTCTTACTGAACTGGCGTTTGAGCTGGGAATGAATGACGCACCACGCCGTAAAGGGCCGCTCTCCCGCGCCCTGCGACGTCGCCTTGAAGGTACACAGGGGCTGGTTATCATCGACGAAGCTGATCATCTTGGTGCCGAAGTTCTGGAAGAACTCCGCCTGTTACAGGAATCAACCCGTATTGGCCTTGTGCTGATGGGAAATCACCGGGTTTATTCAAATATGACGGGGGGTAACAGAACGGTTGAATTTGCCCGTCTGTTTTCCCGTATTGCAAAGCGCACTGCAATTAATAAAACCAAAAAAGCCGATGTAAAAGCTATTGCGGATGCCTGGCAGATTAACGGCGAAAAAGAACTGGAGTTATTACAGCAGATTGCGCAGAAACCAGGTGCGCTTCGCATTCTGAATCATTCACTTCGCCTTGCAGCCATGACGGCTCACGGTAAAGGTGAGCGTGTTAACGAAGATTATCTGCGTCAGGCTTTCCGTGAATTAGACCTGGACGTTGATATTTCAACGCTGCTGCGTAATTAAGAAGGAGAAGAAATTATGATGGCCCGAAATATAAAAATGGCAACGGATGCGCAGAACTGGTTACAGGCGCGCGGGAGTCATGTAAATGAATCATATCTCGGCGTGGCGCGTCCGATTCTTGAAATCACTTACCCACCGGTGGAACTGGTAAAAAACGCGGTCAGAATTATGGAGCATAAATCCGGAGTTGCCCGTTCTGTATGGACGGCCCGTCTTAATGGTTGCCAGATTATCTGGAGATAACGATGTGTATTAAAGCTGAAAAATATATTGAATGGGTTAAACACTGTCAGTGCCACGGGGTGCCGCTGACGACATATAAATGCCCCGGATGTGGTGAACAGATTATGACGCAATGCTCACCCGAAAAGGAAATTCGGGATTCCATGACATGTTGTCCGTGGTGCAGCGCAGTTTTCTTTAAACAGGTAAAAGGCGCGAAGGTAAAAGCCAGCGCGGTTATTCAGAATCAATAAGGTGAAACAAAATGGCAAAAGTAATTATTGAAATTAAAAATACAGGTGATGCTGCCAACTTACTGATTTAGTGTATGATGGTGTTTTTGAGGTGCTCCAGTGGCTTCTGTTTCTATCAGCTGTCCCTCCTGTTCAGCTACT